GCTACTTCATTAGCAGCCATGTCACCTTGATCGCTGATGTCCATCATTACAGCATAAGCACGTAGCTTACCTGCTGAGAATGAAGCACCACTACCTGCTAATACAAAGTCAATTGTGTCAGCAGAAGTAGATGGAGCAAGTCCATCAATAGCTACCTGCGGAGCATAGTCACCGTCAGACGCACCGTCAATGTCAAGTGCTGCAGCAAACTCATCAACGTCACCACCAGTGAAGCCAAGAGCAGCAGTAGCATCTGTACCAGTATTCATGGTTGCAGATTCTACAACTTGAAAACCTGCTGCCATAATTAGTGTATCAGCAGGAACAGTAATTGCTTGGATAGTATCACCCGGAGCAATGCTGTTTGTTGTCAAGTCAATAGTAACATCGACATAGTATGGGTTACGCCCACGCTGTGAATTGCCAGAAGCAGGATGTAGTAAAGCAGTAATATTAGCCATTGTCTATATCCCCTTATCGCAAGTTGTAAAGCGCATTTACCAACGCTTCAGGGCGTAGGATTTTGCGACCATATAGATGCATACCACGAACAATGTCAGCAAAGCTGTCAGGGTCACGATATGATTCTGTCTTATTGATCTGCTCTGCAGTTGCAACGGCTGAACTGTGACCACCTACGATAACACCGTAGTTAGTTGCGTTTGACGCTGCGTTTGTTGCAGGACCAGTACCAAAAGTTGGTAGGTTGTTAGACACGTGTACTTGGAAACCGTGTAGGTTGTTTACAACAAGACCATTACGGATACCACCAGATTCACCGAAGTCTGCATTCTGAAGACGTGAGTCTTCGTCACGAAGGATTTCCATGAACACTGGATCGACAACAAGCCAACGACCAGTTGTGTCAACATTTTGCTGATCTAGCTTACGAGCCATACGAGCAATAAGTTGTAGTGGGTTTGCTTCACCTGCAGTAGAAGGTGTAGCTGTTGCACCGCCAGTACGTGGCAATAGTGCAATTGACTGACCGCCTGTACCTGCATTAAAGTCAGAACCGTCTAACTTCATGTTGGCAAGCAATTCGTCTGAACCTGCAGTTGATACCGCTTTAGAACCGTTAACAGTTGTGTTAGCAGTGTTTGCGTTACCGTGAATTGCAGATTGTTTAAAACCAGACATGTAGCCAAGAACATCTTGGTCAAACTGGTCAGATAGTCTATACGCAGCACGATCACTTGCAAGACTTGAAAAGTTAACATGACTATGAGCTTCCTCAATATCATCAACTTTGAAAGCAAAGTAGTTAGCTTTGTCAATTGTTAATGAAAAGTCTTCGTCATCCAAATCTTGTGGAGTGATTGTTGTACCACGTGCATACGATTTCACAGTGATCTCAGGTTCTTTGATGATTTTTACTGAGTCACCCATTTGGGCAATCTCACCAAAGTAATCTGAGTTTGTGATCGCTTCAACAACAGATGCCTTGCGGAATGCAAGTTGCACCTGTTTGGAATAGATTACTGGTGAAAAGTTACCGTTAGGTAAGTTACCGTAACCTGATGCTGTTGAAAATGCCATTGTAATTCTCCTTATAGCATTGAGCACGACAGATGCAAAACTAACTATACTTATACAGAGGCTAACTCTACTAGGGTGCACTTTATGTAATATTGGCCTATATTACACACAATGGGCCATGAGACATTAGGTTGTCCGAAAGGATATGTTGTTTGCTAATAAAGTAATAGGTACAGGTATCCATCTCTACAGGGGCTGTACCACTTACGATTCTACATATAGTTATACTGATAAAAAACTATATGTCAATAGTTATCTGGCATTACCAGATAAATCATATACGAAATTGCCTGTGCGGATAGCTTCCATAATTTCATCAGACCGTTTTTCGTATTCTTGTGCAGACATTTTATTGACTTCAGATTCTAGGATTGCACCTGAACCATCACTTGTATCTGGTCTACTACGTGAGTTACGTGAGTTTACAGATTTAGCTGCGTCTTTGTCTGTATTCTTTTTCTTCTTAGTACTAATGTTTTTATCTGCTTTGTATAAATCAATTGCCCTTGCAGCAGTACGAGCATCAGTATCATTTTCATATAGTGCGTCCTGAATTGACTTAGGCTGTTCATTTACCCAATCGTGAAAGTCATCACTTTCTCGAATCTCATCAAAGTCAGGATGTAGCTTCATTAATTCTGCTTCAGCTTTTTCTCGTGCAGCAGTTTCACGCATTTCGTCTACTGCTTTTACACGTTGTTCTAGTTCTGCAGATTGCTCTTTAGCTTTTTTAATTGCAATTGTTTCTACAATTCCTGCTACATCTGGATACTTTTTAATCCAAGCATCTAAGTCTTCTTCAGATGTAGGAAGTTTCATTTCTTTTTTAGTGGCTTCTGATAGTTGACTTTGAATGCTATTAAACTTTTCAGACCACTCTTTTTCTTTTTGTTGCATGTGTCTACGTAGATCACCGTAGCGTTTCTTAAAAGATTTTTCCTCTGCGCCTTCTGGTTCAGGTTCTTCCTGTTTAGCTTCACCTTTTTGTTCAGCTACTAGTTGTTCTAGCTCTTCTTCTTCTTTTTTAAGTCTATCTTCATTACTATATTTTTTATTTATAAAAGCAGATTTAGTTTCTACTTGTTCTACCATTGCGTCTTGCATTTACTTTTCCTTTACTGGGGCCACCGTAGCCATGTTGGATGGGGGATGAGTAGCCAGAATATCTAACTAATTTATCGTGTAGCTAGTCCACGTCTTTTTGGCATTGCTGTTGGAGTACGTTTTACTCCTAAATCAGCAAGAGCCAATTCGTTTCCTAGTATCTTACTAAGAACCAAACCTTGTTGCGTACCACGCATTGCACGTACTACATCTTTTTCATCATCAGAAAGATCACGATAACGTGTAGATACTTCGCCTAAATATTGTTGATAGGTTTTGTCTGCCATTTATTTCTCCAATGAAAGTTTTATTTTACCTACTGCATAACAGATAGGTTCTAATACTGCACGATAAACACGTCCTATGTTATCTCGTTTTCCGTTTTTCATTTCTGCTCTTAGATCAGCAGTACGGTGTCTTGCAATATTTTCAAGAATAACTCTTACACTATTGTAATTCTTTTTGTATGCTAAGTCAATAAGCGGTAAGAAAATAGTATGGTATCCTACTTCATGTTCTTTTGTCATGTGACGTGCTGAGTACGCAAGCCATATAGCATTACGATATGAACCAAATCCATAGGCATCATTCATAGCGGTACATACTATCTTACCACCACCTGACGATGAGCCACCACCGCCACCGCCTCCTCCACCATCATCAGAGGAAGATGAGCTACCTTGATTTGCACGAGCACTGTCACGCTCAGATACAAGATCGTTTAACTCAGGTGTCCACACATTATTAGATGCTTTTAATGCAGCATTAATATCGGCTTGAATTTGTGTTTCACTACGGCCTGATGAAGCAATGTTAGTATCTTTACTGCTTTTAGTTGTAGTTGTTTTAGTAGTAGTTGAGGGTTTGTCGTCATCTCTTTTACCTGCGTTACTGCCGCCTTTACTTTTACTTGTATCAGTAACAACTACTTCAGCAAAAATGCCATCACCTTTTTCTGCACGTCCATCGTTAATAGCTGTTTGTACACTACCACCATACTTTTCTGCCTGTTCCATATCAAATTCTGAAAGACCCAATGACCTACCTACAGTTTTATCAAAATTACTTGCAGCATATTCATCTTGTTTATTACGTGATCTATTTACCATTGCAAAATGATTTGCTACGTTAGCATCACCACGATCTACAGCAGCATCAAATGCAGTTTGTTCTGCATCACTGAGTGTATTAGTTTCATATCCACCAGACAATTGTTTATTTGCAGTTGGGCTATACTTACCTTTTTGTTCTGCAGGTTCGTCTGTTTTTGCTGCGGCTTGTTCTTTAGTAGCGGTAGAAAACATCTTACCATCATACTCAAACTGAGAAGTACCTGCAGCAATACCCAATCTTTTTTCTTCTGCACGTGCAGCAGCAAAGGCATCTTCAAAAGACATCTTAGCTTCTGGTACAACATCTTTTAGTTGCAGTGCATCTGTTGTCTGATCACCAAAAGCAGCTTCCATGTAATTAGCTTCTTGTTTAGCCATTTCATCTTGAACTGTTTTAGTATCAACTTTAGGTGTCACTGTAGTTGGTGTTGTTCCTCTACCTGCTTCTCCCATATCCATTGTAGCATAGTCGGGTGCAGGAGTATCTGCTGTTTGTACACCACCAAACTCTCCTAGCTGTGCATCACCAAAACCTAACTCAGTTGGGCTTGGGCCAGAGCCTATTTTAAACGCCTCTGTAGTTTGGTCTTGCATTAGACCTTTTCCTGTGTTTGGATCAACACCCTCAAAAGGACTAGGTATCATTTTATCTGCATAGTATTCTGGGTATGCAGGGTCATTCTTTTTGTCTACAGATGTTAAGTCTACTTTACCAAAGTCTTGTCTATCAAAAGAAGGACCAACGTCAACTTGTTCTCCGTAAATGTCACTTGCTGATAACCCACCAAACTCACCAAGTTGTGCATCACCAAAACCTAACTGTGTAGGTGTTTGCCCTGTTCGTGTAGTTTGAACAGTTCCTGCTGCTTCTGGTCCTTCTAAAGCATCTACATCCCTAGACGTAAAACTTTGAACTGATCCCATACCAACTGCAGGTACTGACGCTTCTGCAAGTGCTCTATCTACACCAATATTAATTAATGCATTAACTTGATCTTGTCGTACTTTAGATTCTTGATTTGTTATATCTTGTTGTGTAATTACATTACCACTTGTATCACCAGATAATGCAGCACGAGTAGACATAGTATCTGGAGTCATAAATGATCTATCGGGAGCTTTTGTTGTATATCCTGTAGGTGCTATCTGAGATACTTGTTCTCTGCCAAAATCAACAACGTCTAAATAGTTTTCACCTGTGTAGCCTAAGAAATTTTTCTGTCCTTGTGTTAAACCATCTAGTTGTTCTTTTAAAACAGTAGAAGGTTGGTAGGCAATGTTTACAAGATCAACACGTGTTTGCTCTGGTGTTCTTCCACCAATACCTGTTTTTGCTGCATTTAGTATATCTTGATTTACATAACTACCAAGTTCCTGCCCAATATAGTTAGACATAATTCGTTGTGCTTCTGCCTTAACTTCTGGGTCTTGTGAGTTTAAATCTTGTTGAGCTTTTTGATATTGCTCAGTAGTAACACCCTCTACTATACCACCATTTATTGCTTCAATACCTGCTTCGGTTATCTGACCATTAACACTGTATTTTCCTACAACCATACCACTGTTAGCAACTAAGTTTGCATTTTGAGCTTTTACTTTTTGCTCATCTGTAGAACCAAACATACCGCCTAGAGTATCTACAATCTTACCAATTATACTACCAAACAAACCTTTACCACGAGCTTCGTAAGACTCAATCATCTTTTCATATTCTGCTCGTTGTGCAGAACCCTGTGGCAATGCAGCTAGTCGTGATCTTGCCATAGCAAGTACTTTATTATCTTCTACTTTCATAAGTCCTGCCATGCCAACTGCAGCAAGAGGACTAATAAGCGAAGCTACACCCATAGCTAAATTACGACCAAACCCATTACGTTTATTTGCCTCAATTAAAAATTCATCATTTGATAGTGTATCCCACTGAATACTAGTATCTTTTTTACTTCCACGATACGCTGTAAGTGCAGCATCTTTATCGTCATCGTCATCTCTTGATGGGGTAACTGGTGCAGCAGGATCAGGAAGTTCAGGTACTTCTGTTATTTCATCTCCTTGTCCTTCATCTAATTCATATCCGGGGGGTATAGGATAAAGAGGTACACCACCAATAAACGGAACCATGAGGTTTTGACCATCAGCATTTACATAGTTTTTGAACTCCATTTTTGCATCTGTCATTACTTCGTCAAATGTTACAGGACCAATTTCTTCTTGCATAGGTATATCTTGTTGTCGATCACCTAAACTAATCATACCATCATTATCAGGAACTAAACCACCTTCCTGCATGTTTAGTTCTTTTTCTTCTCCATCTTTACCAATCTGCACAACCATAAGATCGCCCATGCCAAATGGCATGTCAGAAGGTAGTGTTGCTTCATCTGAATTGCCCATCAATCCCATTGCTTCCATTTTTTTCATGCCCATAAGAGCTTCATCACGCATACCTAAAAATGTTTTTAGTCCATGATAACGTGTAGTTGCTTCATCTGAAACAAACTCACCTGCACTCATGTTAACGTCAATGTCATCTCGTACACCTTCTTTAGTGCCGCCTACAGGAACTTCGTTGCCTGAGACTTCATCTATTTCGCCACCTTCATCATTGAGGCCACCTTGTTTGTACATTAAGTTGGGTCTATTCATCATGCTACTAATCCACCTCTGTTAAATCTCAAAGCATCGTTTTTCGGATCAAACTCAAAATTCGTAATGTCTACTTCTATAAGAGTTTTCATTTCTTCTGTATTTTCTAGTACATTTCTATAAGGCATTTGTTTTGTGCCTACCTTAATAGCACCTTTTGTTTCATTTGCTAAACTACGTAATACTTTTTTTGCTGCATTCTCGTATAAAGGTGTAAATACTTTTGTAAAATATTCTAGTGCTAACTCATCTGCTTTATCTGAAAATCCTTTTTCTTCCAGTTCAAAATATTTTTCTACAAGCTTTTCATCTTTTATCTCATGAGCAATGTGTCTAAATGTGCCAACTCTTTGTCGTGCAATTTCTTCAGGACTAGGTATAAGAATTTTATTGATGCCATTTTCTTTTGCATAAGCAATATTAGCAAATATTCCTTTTCGCATTACTTCTGTTTTAGATTGTATTGGCGCAGGTTTTCTTGGGTCTGATTTGTATTCCATTTGACCTTTATTTCTTCTAATATTAGTCATTATTATTTCATTGTATTCTTCCATTATTTCAGGAATAAATCCATCCAATTGACTTTCAAAATAATTTGCCATACCATCGTCTGCACCTCCCCAAGAGTCAAAGTCTACATAGTCTGCTGCATCTTCATCTAATTCTAAAATATACCTATATGCTTTTTGTATTAAGTTGTAGGGATCACGTGCATTTACTTCAATTCCGTTGTCTTTTAACTTTAATCGAAGCTCTTCTTTTATTTGTCTTTTTCCATTTTCTAGTGCGCCTTGCATACCAGTTGCACTTTCTAATTTTTCTAATCTATGATATGCTTCAACTACTGCATGAAAAGCTTTTGTATTGGATACTTTTAAATCATATTCGTATGCCATACTATCTACATTATATTCATGCCATTCATGAGCAGGTATTCGTATTCTATTTGGATCATTTTCTGCTATAAAAGGATTTATTTCATCATAAAAACCACTAAAAGGAGTATATCTTCTTTCTTTTAAAACGTATTGTACTTCATCATCTGTCATATTAGCAATGTGATGTAAATCAGTCTGTATTTCTTCTACTAAAATTGCTTCATAATCTGGGTCATCATATGGTCTTATTACAGATAAACGTGTATGAACTACAGTGTCAGGATTAAAATGTGATTTTTCTTCTCCTAGTGGAATACTGCCTTTATCGGCATCAACCATAATTTCTTCGTATTTTTCTTTTTTTGCAGCTATTGGTTGACGTTGTGCAGTCTCAAACTGTTGAGCGGAATCTGTGTTACCGATACCGCCATACGTAGCTCGTTTACGTATTGTATATTCTTTATTTACATTATTTAACGTATCAAGGACTTCTTGACGTGTATATTTTTTTGTAGGTTCAAAACCTAGTTCATAAAATTGTTTTTCTGCTTCTGTAACATTTGGAGCACGTTTACGTAAAAATGCCTCTATGTTTTCACCTTTAGTTCCTGCTGCCCCTATATCCATTTGTTCTGCAGTAGATATAAGTGGAGAATACATTTTACCTATAGTTCTGTCTTCTCCAAGGTCTATATTTTCGTCTTCTATTTTTTTACGTAGTTCTTCTCCCCTTCGTTTTAATAAGGGGTTCATTTCTCTTTTAGGAATAGAACGAGCAGCTTTAGATACATCTGCCCCCTTTGCTCCTGTTGCTATTATCTTACTAAGTAAGCCCATGTTAATCCTGCTTTAGTACCTCATCACGTAAAAGTTTTAATCTTCGTAATGTATAGATAGAACCTTGCGCTCTGTGCATTGCAATCGAATTATCGGACTGTTCCATAATACGATGCTGTTGATCTATTAAAAAATCTATGTAGTTACTGAACTGGCCCCACTGACGTTGGTTGCTCACCAACCCCTTGAGCTTGTTCAGGTGCTCCTTGTCCTTGATCATTTCCACTAAATCCTTGTTCATTAGGTTGCGGAGCCATGCCAGTTCCTATGTTACCACCACCTGCTCCTGTTGGGTCTGCTGCATCTGCTCCTGCAGGTGCTCCTTCAGGTTCAGCAGGTTGTTGAAACTGTTTCATTAGCTCTGCTTGTATCGCTGCTTCGTTCATATTGTTAGTAACTTTGTCTGGGTCAAGTTCTAACGACTTAGCAATCTCCCTAATAATATACTGGAATTTTGCGAAAGGTGCAAGAGTTGGGTTACTTGCAATCTGCATAAATTGCATTAATCGTTGACTACGTACTTCGTTAGCCATAAGTGATTCTGTTCCTCGTGCCTTTACTTCAAGATCACCACGAATGTTTGGATCAAAATCAAATTGCATATTAAAACGATATAAACGTTCACCAAGTGGACGTAGTAGATAATCATCTACATTTTTAATAACATTCTTAATTGCACCACTGGCAGCACCCATAAGCATACTGATACCACTAGCTGTACGCCCTACACCCTGTACACCTGTCTGTCCATGTGCAAAGGATGGAAAGCCTGTTGACTCATCTGCAAGTACACGAGCTTTGTCAAATAGCTGCATGTTCTCACCAGAAACGTTTGGAAACTTAGTGCCAAAGATAGCTTGCCCCGGAGCACCACCTTGTCTTCGAAATACTTTACCGGGGTATACTGATAAGTCTTGACCCGGAACCAAGTTAGTTTCATCTACTTCGATTAACAAGTTTCCTGACATAACTGCATTGTCTACAGCCATACGCATAAAGCCATTCATCAATGTTTGAGTATCGTCCATATTTTCAGCAATACCAACACCAAAGAATGAGTATGGGTTAAGTTCATAGGGAGATGCTACATAAGGAATAGTAGCAGGTTTAAATGGATTTAGAACCATACGAATAAGTTTACCGTTACAAATCCAAACGTTTGCTTGTAACTCATCCATTGCCATTAGTTCTTCTGGAATATCTACTCCCTGTTCTTCAAGGGTTTCGGTTTCTACCATACCCCAGTACTCAAGAACCTCATATCGTTCTACACCATGCTCTGGCGCATAGTCAGATAAATCATCTTCCCAATATTCTTTGTCGTAGTTCTCACCTAACTTAATGGCTTCGTCAATAACTTGAGAACGAAAGTAAGGACGCTTCTTCAGATTACGCATCTGAGAACGTGAGAGTTTATGTCGTTCAATTACATACTGAGCTTCATCCATATTGTTTGCATCTGGGTCTGGATAAAAGTTCCATACAGATACATGGTTTACTTGCGGAACTGTTTTAAATGTAGGCTCGTATTCTCCATCATCATTCCAACTAGGATACTCTTTGTCTACAGCAAATGGACCTTTCATAATCCCTGTTCCAAACAAAGCCATTTCAAATGCAGTGCTA